CTTGACGAATCTGATTGTGATTCAATTAAAAGAACCGTTACTGTCATTGCTGGTGATAATCCAAATATGCTAACACCTGATTCTGGAGTCCCTTCTGCCATGGGCCCTGATGGTACAAGTATCTATCATGATGCTGTACTACGTGCTGCCTCTGGCCTTTTCGCTGGTCGTATTTACGACAGCAGCGATGTTGAGGATCGTGCCGTACCCCAATGGGTAGCTGCCGACCGCATATTATGGACCCGACGCATTGCACAATTAATGGCTCGTGGTATTGTTGACTCTTCAGGTTTCGTCCGACCCGACTTATGTAAGAACCCAAAACATTTTGCTGGGATCCATCTCATTTCTCCTGCTTGCGATCTTGAAGATTTTAACATGCCCTCACCTAAACCCACTTGGCGAGAACGCGTACAAAGATATTTACCTAACCCTTTTGCTGCTGCTGTTGGCTACATTGCGAACGGCGCTCAAGACGCAGATTGTGCTACATTTCTCGACATGACAATTGGTCAACGTCTTCTTTGTGTAGCAACCGGACTTGGAAAAATTGTTGGAGTTGCTGCTGTTGTATATGCTGGTGTCTCACTCGTCCAGCATGTTATCAAACTTGCCTCAAAATATTTTTCTGCAGGCGATGCATGTAGTGCCGTACTTGATACATCACGAATCAAGACTGTAAAAACTGTCTCTCGAACGATGGGTGTTGCAACAAGTGAAGTCGAAAATTGGCTACATGGTAACTTGTGTATTGTCCAAGCAAATAATGGGACCACATCCCAAACTTTGCATGGTCTTATACTTGGAGGACGTGTTGTTTTAACAACAGCGCACCTCACCAACCGCGAAACATCCGGTTGGGATATTGTAGTGTGGTGTCATAACCCACATTCAAATACACAAGGCTGGTTCCCCGTGCATTATTTGCCCGGCACCCAACGTATGTACCGTGATGATGCTACTGGCATATCATTCGATCTTCAAACTTTTGAACTAAACCCTAGTGTGCGATCATACCGCGACATAACAAAACATTTTGCTTCTTCACACCAACATCCTGAAGGCATTTACCCTACCACAACACACGTCTTGACGCGTGTCGATAAAGGAGAAGAAGGTATCGTTGAAATTGATCACTCTTTTGGCACCCTCAAAAATGAATCATATTCTTATGTATTGAAGCTTGCTGGTCAACAACCTGTTATTTACACTATTGATGGATACATTGAAGTACCACAATATGAAGGTCGTACACCTGTTGGATATTGTGGAGCACCACTTGTTTATAATGCAAATTTTTCTGCTAATGTAATTACTGGTATTTTTGTTGCCTCACATAATAATTCACAATCAGCTTATCATTATGTAGACCGAACCATGGTCGAGAAAATGCTTTTTGTACATAACGCAATTATAACGCGAGAACCACAACAACTTTCTACAACTGGTTATACACAACTTGCAGGCGATTTTACCCGCTTTGGGTATTCATTACGGCCAGGAGCCATAATTCGAAACGAAATCAAACGATCGAAGATTCTTGGCAATGTCATCGCACCCGCTTTTAAGCAACCTGCCATAACACACAGGCAAGACCCACGTTTCATTCGCAAAATGGAAGAACAAGAAGGTATTGTCACAGTTGATACTCCACTACAAGGTGGTTCACCTCTTGCTAATGGTGTTGCTAAATACGGACAAATTTTTGGTGAAGCTTTCGAAGAAGAAACTTTGTGCCATGCTGCTGCACGTGTCCAAGCACTTATTGGAACGTACTTAGAACAACTTGGTCATCTTCCATGCACCTATACTCTTGAAGAAGCCATTCAAGGCTCCAATCGAGGAATTGGTCTTTCTCAAATGACTGCTGATACATCCCCTGGATTACCATACAAATTTGAAGGTCTCTCACGACTCGACCTTATTGATGATGTTGATGGAATGCGCCAACCCTCAGTACGCTTACGTTCTGATGTTGATGCACTCCGTGCTGCTTTTGCCAGTGGTGAAATACCTGAAGATGTCCTTTGGTATGATTTCCCAAAAGTTGAATTGCTCAAGCCAGAAAAAGTCGCACAATGCAAAACCCGACACATTACGTGCCCTCCATTTCATCTTTATTTGCTTACTCGACAAATGTTTGGTGCCATTGATACTGCCATCAAGAAGATTGACGTTACCAGTGGTTTCGCCGTTGGCATCAACCCAGAATCATTTCAATGGGATGCTCTTGTGCGTCATATGCTCATGTGTCAAGTTAATCCCGATAACACCGCCGAAACACATGCTGTCGAAGAAAATAATACCCTTGTACCAAGGGTCTTGTGCTTAGATTACACTCGA